GTGGGGCCGCCAGTTCGCATGACGCTGAAGGGCTTCCGGGAAAACGAGAGTCCGATGTGCGGAGTTGTGCTCGTGGTGGGCCCGGCATCACGAGTCAGGGGAGTGCCTTCGTCAACGAGCCAGGCGACGCACGAGTCGCAACTGGGCGAAGCTGCTTCTGACGACGGAAACGGGGCTACCGCTGGCGGGGATGCACCCTCCGCTGCAGCCGCTGCGGGCCGCGAAACGAACGTTGAGGTGGCTGATTCCATGGCCAAGAAAACCAAGGGCACTCCCCAAAAGAAAGATCTGGAGAGCACAGAAGCGCTTTGGGAACGGAGGATGCATCTGAAGGGCGGACCGGAGCTGCCCAAGGATGGCTGGGAATTTCTGCAAGCGCTGAACCGGAAGGCCGATGTGGTGGAGTTGATGAACCTGCTGCTGAGGTCGCCCGACGATAAATTGTCGGGGCGATTGCTGGAGCAGGTGTTGGAAATGGCTTACGAGAAGACCGAGCGGGCTGCCGAGGAGAACGAAACCTCAGAGTGGAATATTCCGCGACCAATAAGAGACTAAGGAGGAGAAATGGCAAGCGCAAAAGTGGTGTTTATTGGGGAAGTGGCACAGATCGCGGGAGTGGGTGCGGTCGTGGCCGGTATCGTGTTGAGCCTGCATCACTGGGGCGCAGCAGCGGCGCTGATTGGCGGCTTCGCGGCATTCTTCGTTGGCAAAAAGCTGCGCGGGGCCTAGGTATTTGCATTGACCACGGCGATGGGGCTTGCTCGCAAAGGGAAAGAGAGCAGGAAAACAGAGTGGTACAAGCCTTTTGCGAGGCAGGAGGAATTCCATACTTCCAGGGCAAAGTACCGGCTGTTTGGCGGAGCGGCGGGACCCGGGAAGACGAAGGCGCTGCTGGCCGAGGCGATCAAGCAAGCGCAAGAGGTGGCCGGGAGCGACACACTGCTGCTGCGGCGGTCATTTCCGGAACTCGAGGGGTCGCTGATCGCCCAGTTCCGGCGCGATGTGCCGCGTAATTCATACCGCAACTACAATGAAGCGAAGCACATTGTTACGTGGGAGAACGGATCGACGACGCGATTTGGGTACTGCCGGAATGAGAACGATGTTTACCAGTACCAGGGCGCAGAGTTTTTGTTCATCGGGATCGATGAGCTGACCCATTTCACGCTGAAGCAGTGGCAGTTCCTGACTTCGCGGAACCGGTGTCCCGTGCCGTACTACACAAGCGGGAACAACAAAGGGAAGAGCGTCTTCCCGTGCATGGCGGGGGCGACGAACCCCGGCAATATCGGCCATGCCTGGGTGAAGGCGCTATGGGTGGACAAGCAGCCCCCGCCAGGATTTGAGCGGCCAGAGCAATACGATCTCGGGGACTACGACTTTATACGTGCGCGGATTGCGGACAATCCGATTTACGCGAACGACGTGAATTACCGGAAGACGCTGGAAGCGCTGCCGGAACAATTGCGGAAAGCGTTCCTGGATGGGGACTGGAACGTTTTCGCGGGGCAGTATTTCGATTTGTTTGAGATTGGAAGGCACACGGCGCGGCCGGAAGAGATCGGGATGCAAGCGTGGTGGCCGCGGTGGATTTCGATTGACTGGGGATTCCAGCATCCGAGCGCGGTGTATTGGCATTGCGCGATGCCACGGGAAGCGACCAGTTATCAGCGATCGGCGATCAGTGAAGAAAAAAGCAGATCCCTCGCTTCGCTCGGGATGACAAATGGGAGGAGGGATGACGGATCCGGGTCAGGCGCGGCGGGCAGTGTAAGAGACGAGTCGGCAGGCAGAATTGTGACGTACCGGGAGTTCGTGCAGAACGGATTGTCGCCGCGGATGCTGGGGCAGGCGATCGCGGAGCGCTGCAAGGAAGAGAAGATCCAGGAGATTTACCTTTCGCCGGATGCGTTTGCGCACCGCACGAGCGAGGCGTCGATCGCGGAGCAACTGGGAGAAGTGCTGGCCGCGAATGGATTGCCGCGGCCTTCACAGGCAGATGACGACCGGATTGGCGGATGGCAGTTGATGTACCAATTGCTGGAGCAGGACGCCTGGGTGATCACGGAGAATTGCGGGAAGTTGATTGAATGTTTGCCGCAACTGGTGCGGGACACCCGACGGGTCGAGGATGTGCGCAAGGCGGAAGGCGACGATCCGGCGGACGCGGCGCGGTACGGAATAGTTCCCGGCGCACGATACGCCGGTGTTGGGGCATCCGCCAGAGGCGGACCCGGGGCGGGGCAGGCTCCGCCCCTTTATTCTCAAGTGAGATTCATTCCAGGAATGCCGCTGGGCGAACAGATCGCGCGGCAAGTCACCGCGGAGGATGCGACTTCGCGGGCCATCCAGTTTCAGAGGCTGGAGGCGGAAGCGCGGAAACAATTTGGGCCGCAGCGGTTGCCGCGGAGACGATGGAATTGGTGAGGGCACGAGGGAAGCGCGAAGGGTGAGGCGATAGTGGAGTTCGCTAAAAGATTCTTTAAGACCCGGTATGTGGGGATGCTGGAAGAGGAAGTGGCGCGGCTGCGTGGGGAGAACCGCGCACTGCTGAATTCGCTGCTGGGGACGGCGGGATTCCCGCCGGTGGAGTTTGCGGAGCCAGTGAAGCCGGTGGAATTGCCGAGGTTGCGGAAGAGGTCGTGGCAACAGATGCAGCGAAAGAATGAATTGGAAGCGATGAAGGGGTGATGGGGCGGAAAAAGCGAAGATTAAAAGCGAAGAATTAACGCAGAGAACACAGAGAGCTCAGAGTTCACAGAGAAGAAATCATGAGAGACGACATAGAAAACGCGACTAGGGATTGGGAACCGGGTATGACCGCGCCGGCAGATGGGAATATTGCAACAGGGGCAGATGCCAGAGGGATTCCTCGCCCCGACGAAGCGTACGGGACGCAAAACCCGCGCTTCGCAGACTCCGTTCGGAATGACGGGATGCAGAGTCAGGTGAGCCAGGGAATGGACCTGGGACCGAACTTTGAGCGGTTGGAGGAAGAGCGGCCGGAGTTGGTGAACGCGCTGCGCGAGCTGGTGCGGCAGTACCGGCAAGAGGGCGTGACGGCGCGGCGGCACGAGATTCGGCGGATCCGCCAAGCGCGGCTCTTCTGGCAAGGGTTGCAATACGCGTGGTGGAATCCGAATGACATGAACTGGCACCTGCCGTTTGAGCAGAAGTTTAATGATGACCGCGCGCTGGAAGAGATGCCGCGGTACCAGTTTGTGACCAATTTTTATCAGGGGTTCGGGCTGTCTTTTGTGGCCGTGCTTTCGCAGGATGTGCCGAGCGTGCGTTTCTACCCGCAATCGGCGCAATCGCTGGTGGATATTGCCGCGGCGCGCGCGGCGAGCGACGTGGCGGAGCTCGTCGAGCGAAATAACCATGTGGAACACCTGCTGACGTCCATCGGATATTTTCTGTGGACGGATGGCAAGCTGGGCGCGTATGTGCGCTACGTCAAGGATGGACAGCGGTTCGGGTTTCGCGAGGAGGAGATTTTGGCTGCGGTGGAAGTTCCGCTGGGGGAGGATGTGTGGGTTTGCCCGGACTGCGGGAAGGAGACGCCCGCGGGCGGAGGATATCAGGGAGTACAGGACGGATATCAGCGATCAGATATCAGCGATCAGGAGGCAAGAGAAGAGGGTGGTGGATCGTTGGGTGATGGAGGTGAAGGGAAAAGCAGATCCCTCGTCTCCGGTCTGCAGATGGCGCAGACCTCCGGTCGGGATGACAATGAGGGGGGAGACGCGAATGGCGCAACGGCCGTGTGCCCGGGGTGCGGGGCGGAGTTGAGCGAGAAGGATTTGCGGAGGGCGGAGCGGGTGACGGTGCCGCGGGTGGTGGAGACGCGACGCGTGGCAAACGGTCAGGAAGTGATTTCGATTGCCGGCGGACTGGAGCTGAATACGCCCGTGTGGGCGAATGAGATGCACGAGTATCCGTACCTGCAATGGCAGGCGGAAGTGCATCGCGCGAAATTGAAGGCGGCGTATCCGCTGGCAGCGGGAAAAATCGAGGCGGCGCCATCGCAGGGCCCGGAGGATGTGTATGCGCGCGTGTCGCGGTTGAGCGTGGAGCAGGGCTTGCCGTCGATTCATCCCGGCGACGCGCTGATGAATTTGATTACGTTTGACCGCACGTGGCTACGGCCGTGGGCGTTTTACGGGATCGAGAATGAAGAGGTGCGGAAGGAACTCCTGGCGTTATTCCCGGATGGCTGCTACGTGGGCTTTGCGGGCGATGTGTACTGCGAAGCGCGTAACGAGAGCATGGACGATCACTGGCGGGTGCTGCACGCGCTGCCGGGGGACGGCCAGAACCGCCCGAGTGTGGGCGATTCGCTGGTGCAGGTGCAGGAGCGCTACAACACCCTGAGCAATATGCAGGCAGAGACGTACGAGTACGGCATCCCGCCGATATATGCCGATCCGCAGGTGCTGGACTTTGATGCGCTGGCGAACCAGGTGGCAGAGCCTGCTGCTCACTTTCCCGCCCGAGCACGCCCGGGACAGCCCTTAGCGGCAGGATTTTTCCAACCGGCGCCAGCCCAGGTGCCTCCAGACATGATTCGCCACCAGCAAGATCTGATTGGCCCGGTGTCGCAATTCTTGACCGGACTGTTTCCCGCGGTGTTTGGCGGAAACATGGAGGATGTGAAGACGGCGAGCGGCTACGCACTGGCGCGCGACCAGGCGATGGGGCGCTTGGGATTGGTCTGGCGGCGGCTGAAGCAGTTTTATGGCGAAGTGATGCTGCTGGGCGTGGACTGCTTCAGGAAAAATCGGCCCGAAGATGTGGATGTGCCGCTCCTAGGCCCGGATGGAACGTTGGATGCACGGATGATTCGCGTGGGCGATTTGAAGGGGAATATCTGCGTGCATCCGGAAACGGATGAAACATTTCCGCGGCTGAAATCGCAGCAGCGCGGCGTGCTGCAGCAGTTGTTTGGGCTGAAAGATCCGCTGATTCAAGAGGCGCTGGCGGAGCCGGCCAATCTCGGCTACATCAAGAATGTACTGGGCTTGACGGAGCTGGTGATACCGGGCGAAGACGCGCGGAATAAGCAGTTGCGGGAGATCCAAGTGTTGTTGGGGAGCGCGCCAATTGTGATTCAGCAACGCGTGGGTGGTGGTCAAGACGCGGGGTCCCAGCCGGGATCCCTCGACTCCGGTCCGACAAAGACGCAGACCTCCGCTCGGGGTGACAATCCGATTGGCGATGGAATCGTGATGTTGCCGTCGGTGGCCGTGGATGTGCTGATGGACGAACACGCGGTGGAGTTCGAGGAGTGCAAGCGCTGGGCGAATTCGGAAGCGGGGCAGTCGGCGAAGATGACGAATCCTGCAGGGTTCGCGAATGTGCGGGCACATGCGGAGGCGCATTTGCGGGCGATTCAGGTTTCGCAGGTGGTGAGAACGTCTGCAAGGGGTCCTGCACAGGCGTAGCGGTGAACCATTTCCAGGTCTTCGTGCGTTGAGGAGTACGGAGCAGTTTGGGAGTGCTTTAATGGCCGCGAGGGATTGCGGCCTTTTTTGTTGGGAGAAACGGCGTGACTGTAAGCGTAGCAACCGAACTTGGAAGTGGCGGAACGCCGCAGGAAGTGTTTGCGCTGACGGATGAGCAGATCTTGGGGATGGAGCCGGAAGCGGGAGTGGCGAGTGGCTCGTCGCTCACGGAAGAGCAATTGCTGGAGGCCACCGGAACGAGCGTAGAGCGGGGCGCGGTGGAAGGCGCTGCGGAGGGAACAGCAACGACAGGGGATGCAGCGCCGCGAGACGCCACGGAGCAAGCGAAAGCGATCGGGGCCCAGGCGCCGCCGCAATGGCTGGCGGAGAGGATGCGCGATCCCTGGCATGGGGAGGAGGCGAAGGAGTTGTGGGAAGGCGCGGTGCAAGCAAGGCAGGAGGCGGCGGCGTATCGCGAGGCGATTGCGACGCCCGCCGAGGCTCGGGCACTGAAGGAGATTTATCCCGGCGGGGTGAATGAGGCGAAATCGGCGGCGGAACGCGCGCGGCAGTTGGATGAGTTTGACGGAGCGTATTTTGGCGCGCCGGGCAAGCCGGCGGAGGCGTTGAGCGCGGCGCGGGTCCAATTGGCGCAGAGGTTGATGGAGCAGGATCCTGCGGCGTTTCGGGAGATGGTGGCGGCGGGAGTGAGGTTGCTGGAGGGGCGCGGCCAATCGTCGCCGGGCAGCGAACAGCGGCAAGACGCGGGGAGCAAACCGGGGTCCCTCGACTCAGGTCTGCAAAATGCGCAGACCTTCGCTCGGGATGACAATCGTTTAAAGGACATTGGAGGGCACACGCCGGGAACCGCAGAGACCCTTCGCGGCTCAGGGCAAGCAGGAGTGTCTGTGCCGCCTGAGGTCGCTAACCATTACGCTACGTTTGAGAAGGCGACGAATGCGGATTTGGAGAAGAGCGTCGGCGGTGCCATTGCGCGGGCGATGGAACAGGCGCTGCCGAATCTGAAGAGCCTGGATCGCGCAGGGCGAGATGGGGCTGCGCAGGGCACGCCTTTGCAGGAGAGATTGGGCGCGGCGGTGCGTGAGGATGTGGAGGCGGCTCTAAAGAGCGACGCGCAACTGGGCGAGCAAGTAGCAAAGATTTTAGGGGCGCGGCGATTTGACGATGCCACGCGGGCTCAGGTGGTGCGTGTGATTGAAGCGCGGGCACAGCAGTTGGTGCCGGGCGCGGTGAAGCGGGTGGTGGGGAGTTGGACGACGGCGACGTTGGGCACGAGAGGGAAGAGCCGGGCGGCGGAAGAGGGAAATGGTGAATCGCGAGCGGGGAGAGAACCCGCTGCGAAGCCTATGCCGCAGACTGGGAAGAGCGGGCAGAGTTCCGGACGGAGTGAGAGCTCGGAGCCGCGCGCGCCAGGGCGAGCGGCGAATCGGGGTCGAGTGGATTACGGAAAGTTGAGCGACGAACAGATTTTGGAACTGTGAAAGAGTCCAAGGCAGAGGGAACAGAGGACCTCAGAGAAAGTGGAGATGGCCAAAAGTTTCCTCAGGGGCTGAAGCCCCATGCGCAAGGATTCTAAGGTCGGACCTGAAGGTCCGACCCCCTAAAGAAGAACCTGAACGAAAAACCAAAGAGAAGAGGAATTGTGGCGCTCGATCGTAAGAGCCCACCGTTCGCACAAAACGCGAAGGATGGGGCACCCTCAATTTCAGGGTTGAGCAGCGTAGAAGGAAAACCCTAGAGGGATTCATCGCACAAAGGACGTGCGATGCAAAACCGCACCTCACTCCGTAGACTCCGTTCGGAATGACGGGGATTGTACGCCGTGCCGATACGGCGCCGAGCCATGCTCGTGCCATTTTTCAGACTCACGTCTTACCAGAGTTTTTGGCGCCTTCTCGCAAGACGCCTGCTTGCCCTTCTGAAGCGGGGCAGCACATCTAAGGAGAAACAACAATGCCAGCACAAGCAAACGCGAATGTCATCGCGTTGCAGCTCGAGAAGGTGCGCGACAAGGTACCTTTGCTGTATGAGCGCGACGACATTCTTTTGACGATGATCCAGCAACGCGGCGACGTGGAGAAAATCTCTTCGCGTAATATGCGCCTGCCGTTGCAGGTCAACCCCGGCGGGAAGGCCGGGTCGTACAACGCAGACGGAGGCGACCTGGGCCGCGGCTCGGGAACCGCCTATGACGTCGCGCAAGTGTCGCCGATTTTCTTCCGCTTCGCGATTGAAATCACGAAGCTGGTGGAATACGCGACGACGGGAAGGGAACGCGCGATTGAAAACGCGGCCAAGCGCGAAGTGGCCAACGGAATGAAACAGTTCCGCGCGTTCCTGGATAAGCTGATCCAGACCGCAGGGAACGGCGTGTTGGGATCGATCAGCTCATTTGCCACGACAACGTGGACGATGGCAACGCCGCCGGGAGCCGCGCTGGTGTACGTGGGGCAGACGATTCAGGTGTACGACTCGACGCTGACGACCAACCGCGGCACGGCCAATGTGGTGGCGGCGGATCCCATCAGCCCGACACAGACGATTACCGTGGACGCGAATCCGAGCGGACTGACGAACGGCGACGTGATCGTGCACGACGGGTTGAGCGGCGCTTCGCCTGTGTCGTTGTTCGGAATCAAGTATCACCAGAACAACGCGACAACGGGCACGTGGCTCAACCTGAACCGCGCGACCTATCCGGTGCAACTGGCGACGCCGCGCGTGAACGCCGGCAACGCCGCGCTGACGCCGGCCAACGTGCGCCTGGCGATCAACAAGGTGCGCAAAGCGTTGGGCATCAACCATCTGAGCAAGCTGATTGCCTACATGGCGGTTGAGCAGGAGCATGCCTGGGAGAATCTGGGCATCACGGTGAGTTCCATCATCAAGGAAGGCGGCGGCGGAAACGGGAACGACCTGGATCTGCTGTTCACCGGCAGGAAGACCATGAGCGGGATTCCGATCAAGTCCAGCGTAAACGCGGACCAGACGCGCGTGGATTTCCTGGATTTGGCCCACTGGGGCCGCGCCGTGTTGAAGGACATTGATTTCTACGAGGTCAATGGCAACACGGTGTTCCCGATTTACGGGGCAAGCGGTGGCCTGGCGGCGAGCTACATCTTCTACTTCGACACAGCGTTCCAGCTTTGGTCGGACAGCCCGCGCAGCGGCGCGTATATCGATACGCTGGCGCGGCCGTCGGGTTACTGAGACGGGAAGTGAAGGAGATTGAGGAGGTACAGGAAGTGAAGGAGCAGAATCGGCTCGCAATTTTAGTGCGAGGCGTTTTCCTTCACTTCCTTGGCCTCATATATCTCCTTCACCTCAATTTGCTTCGAGAGAGTCGCATGATTCAGATGATACGAGAAAAGCATGATACGCCCGAGGATGTGTCGCGGCGGTTGGGAGCTGCCGGCGGGCGAAATCGGTTTGGCGAACCCAATTATCGCGTGATTTGGGGCTGGAACCGCCTGGCGTGGATTGGCGGGAAGTTTGAAGACCGCGACGCGCACGGGGATCTCGTGCGGGAAGTCGTGGAATTGCGGTTGGAGCCGAAATATCCCCAGGTGAACCGTTGGCACGTGGAACGCTGGGTAGCGCCGGATGTGTATGGATCTCCGCGCGAGTGGTATGCGAATACGGTGGAAAGCGCAAATGGTGTGAGCGTACCGGCGCTGGGACCCTATCCGGAGCGGGGCGCGTACGAGCATTGTTTCACGCTGCAAGGACCGAAGGGCGAGTTTGTGCAGTTGACACCGACGATCGTCGAGCACGTGGCGCGAGCGATCGAGTGGGCGAGGCGTTTCCCGCCGGCGAAGCAGCGCGGGATGTTGTACGAGAGGGAAGCGCGGGAAGAGCGGGAGTATGAGGAGTGGGCGTACACCTTGATGGATGACGCGGCGCCGGCGCTGCACGGGCAGCCGTTTGTGACGGTGGGGTAGGGATGCAACCGGGAAGTTTTGGATGAAAGCTATTGGCGATCAGCGATCAGATATCAGCGATCAGGGATCAGGAAGCGAAGAGAAAAACGGCCCGCCCCGCAAACTTGTCCGGGGCGCAAACAATGCGCCTGAGAAGGGCGGGCCCAACACGGGCGAGACACAGACGGGAGATTCGGCGGATTGCTGAGGGCGTGTCTATGACGCGATTTCAGATTTGGCTGAGGGGGATCGTGGCGGCGGGAGTTAGCGGAGCTGCGGGTGGAGTGATGACCGGGCTGGCGGCGGTGGGAATCGATCCGGCCCACTTTAATTTGCAGGCGGGGATGGGAGCCACGGTGAGGATTGGAGCGGCCGCGGCGTTGATCAACGCGGTGATTGGCGTGGCGGCCTATTTGCAGAAGTCGCCGTTGCCGGAGGAGTAGTGAACCGCGTGCTGCGTTAGCACCAGGCTGATACCAGATATCAGATATCAGCGATCAGGAAGTGAAGAGCAAGAGGTCCGTGGTGCCAGCGCCTAAGATCCCACCCTCACAACCCGAGGGTGGGGCACCCTCAAGTTCAGTGGAGCTGTGACGTCAGTAGAGGAACAAAACTATGCCAGTAGTGGGATCGAGTGCGTACAACACGGCGGGGCAGATAACGTCCCTGGTGAGGTCGCTGCTGAATGATGCGCAGGGGAACCTGTTCACGGATACCTTGCTCCTGCCATATCTGAATTCGGCTTATCGCAAGGTGCAGCGCGCGATTGGAAATGCCGGTGGCGGCGGATTCATCCAGGATGACGTGCTGCTGGTGGTGGCCGCGGTGGCGGGGCAGGATGCGTCACTGCAGGTATCGCTGAGCGATGCCAGCGCGCCGCCGAATCAACTGCCGACGGACCTGCTGGTGCCGCTGAAGTTGTGGGAGCGGCCGAACGGGTCAACACAAGAGTTTGACGAGATGGTGGACCTGACCAGGCATGGCGGGCTGCCTTCCCGGGTGCAGGACGTCACGCTGAGCGTGTGGGAATGGCGCGCCGACGGTTTGTGGTTTCTGGGAGCAACGCAGGATACGCAGATCCGCTTGCGCTACTTGAAGGCCTATCCGGATTTCACGGATGCGACTTCGCCGGTGCTGGTGCGCAACGCCCAGGAAGCGCTGGCGTACGCCACGGCCGCGTTGGCGGGATGGGCGAGGGGCAGCCCGCTGGCGGAGAAGTGGGACGATGCGGCGAGCGACGCGATCGAGGACTTGGTTGTAGCGGCGGTCCGCAGAGAGCAGCAGAGCAGCCGCAGGCGGCGGCCGTTTTCGGCGCGGAGCGGGTACACGCCGTTTTGAGGAAAGTTTTCAGTTGTCAGTTTTAAGTTTTAAGTAAAGCGATTTCAGAACGAAGAGAGGGGTTGAGGAATGGCCATTACGATTTCGTTGAGTCCGCTGAATGTGGACTCGAGCGCAAGCAATTTTGTGTATGCGGTGGCGACGCTAACGTTCACGGGAAATTATCCCACGGGCGGAGACACGCTGGATTTCACGCAAGTGGCGGACAAACTGCCGTCGGATACGATCGTGCAGGTGTTTGCCGAAAGCCAGAACGGCAACAGTGGGTACTACATCCCGATCCAGGGAACCGCGCTGAATAACTGGAAGTTGAAGGCGTTCCTGGGAGGCGGGACGGAGATCACGGCGGGCGCTTATCCGGCCAGCGTGACGACAGACATTGTGCAGCTCAGCATCACGGCGAGGAAGCTGCTATAAACGGCGGGATATCAGCGATCAGGAAGCGGGCCATCCAGTCGCTTTCCAAGTGCGTGGTCAAGGCTGGCCCTGAGACCTGATTCGCCAATGTGGAATGGCAAGAGAAAAACCTCAGGTCTAAAGGCCTGAGCTACAGGACTGCGAAGCACATGATACGATCAAAAGTCAGTATGGGAATTTTATGGGTGATATTGGCGTTGGCGCTGCACTTGTGGCCGGGGGTGATAGGGCCGGCGCGGGGGCAGGGGTCGCGTAAAGACGATGTCGTGTTCAACACGCGCGGGGTGCCGCTGGCCGGGGCCACGGTGCGCGTGTGCGCGATGCCGGCGAGCGGGCAGCCGTGTACGCCACTGGCGCTCATTTACTCCGATCCGGGGCTGAGTCAGGCGCTGGCGAACCCCACGACCACGGATGGTCTGGGGAATTACAGCTTTTACGCCGCGCCGGGGAAGTATGAGATCGAGATCTCCGGCCCCGGAATCACCACCAAGCAATTGCCGAATGTGATTCTACCGAGCGATCCTTCCTCGCCGACATTCAGCAGCATTTCTTCAACCGGTGCGATCAACGCGTTTACCTTGAGCCTTACCGGCAACCTGACGGTGAATGGCAGCACCTCGGTGGTGGGAAACCTGGCAAGCAGCACCCTGAGTCTCTCGAATCAGAGCACGGCGCCAGGTACGCCGGGCGCGGGCTCTGTGAATTTTTACACGAAGACGGCGGACAAGCGGCTGTACTACAAAGATGACACCGGCGTGGAAGTGGGTCCGATTGCAAGCGGCAGCGGGGCGCAGACGAATACGCCGAACACGTTTACGGCGCCGCAGAATATTGACGCGGACTTCCACACCAAGGGGCCGAATCCCTGGTACGACCTGTCGCGGTACGGGTGGTACACCAGTCCTACTTACTACAAGAACGGGACGACGGGCACGATGTCTGCTTCGTCCCCGACACTGACAGTGGCCTCGGCGCTGGATTTCGCCAACGGGCAGGGCCTTGTGGTCCTAGGCGCTGGGCCGACACCCACGATTTCGACGCCCACAAACGTGACGGCGGCAGCCGTGGGAGCGACAGGCTCGACCACGTATTACTACTGCGTGGTGGACGAGGACTATCTGAATGGGCGGACAGCCTGCTCCTCGGCTGGTTCCGTGTCGAACGCGGTGGCGACAATCGGGATTCAAACCTACACGATAACGGCGGGAGCGCGGGCTTCCGGCGTGGTCACAATCACCGCATCTAACAGCATCATCAATGGCTCGCAGATCGAAGTGCAGAACGGTTCTACAGCCGACCGCAGCTTCGAGGGCGCATTCACGTCAACTTCCTCATCGGGTAGCAACGTCACCTTCAATCAATACGGCGTCTCGGATGCCAGTGGCACGGTGACGAGCGGGAATCTTCGCGTGGTGGGCATGGTGGCGGTGAAGTGGCAAGCGCCGACAGCCTACACCGTCCTGAAACATCTCATTTATCGTTGCACAGGCGCTTCTTGCTCTCTGCCAACGAACGCGGCCAACTACAATCTCGTGGGCGTGGCTCAGGGCCAGGACAGTTATTTCCTTGATAGAGGATATGGATTCAGCACAGCATATCTTGACAACGGCGATGCTCCGCAGACGGCTCCTACGTCCACCTCGAACGGCTGGCTCTCAACTTCCATCGTCTCCGGTGGGGGGGCCACGACGCTGACTCTCGCGGCATCGTCCACCAACGCGGTTTCAGGAACCAAGGTTGTGCATGATAATGCGCCCGTTATCAAGGCAGCATGTGCGACCATTCCGGCAAACACAGGTGGAGCAACATTCTACGCCCCCTCCGAGCCGGGAACCGGAGCCTACAGCTATGCTCCCTTCTCATCGTTCTTCACGTTTGGTGGTGGGATGAACGCAGGAAATTCAAACTGCCCTGCTTCTACGTTCGAGTTTGAAGGTCCACTCTGGCTGAACGCCACGATGCAGCTGGGACATAGCATTGCGATGCGCGGAGGGCCTGGGGGAGAATTGTCCGTCCCCACGGGCTACTTTGAAGCTCCCACGACAGGCATTTACGGCAACGCCGTGCCGATGCTGTACATCAACGGGCAAGGTTCGACAAACGATTTCCTGGCCAACTTCAAAATTTCCTGCAACGGCTACTACCAGACGTGTCTCTACGAGGATCAAGCGTCGAACGGCGATGGCCCGACCGACTTCCGGTACGACGATGTGTATCTTGTCAACACAAACGGATACTCAAACGTCTACGTAGCCAAGTCGGGCTTCGGGCGGTTCTGGACACGCGGCATCTGGCAGACGAGCGCGAACGATTTTAGCTCGCCAACTGCGGCGCTGTTCACCACCAACTGCGGCACGGGGCAGACCAGCCCGCTGCCGCCATTGCTCGGCTACACCAACTACACCTCGATCTACGGCGGGTTGCTGGTGGACGGCTGCGGCGTGTTGAGCAGCGCGTGGAATCACTGGACGTTCACGGAACTTCTCACCGAGAGCGGCTACATCCCTTCCATCCGCGTGAACGCGCCAAACTACGGCATCTCCGGCATCAACATCTACAATTTCAGCTATGCGGACATCCTAGGTGGGTATTCAACTCCCGCGATTGACCTGACGAACGTTTCGGGAAATGCATACATCCTCGTCACCAATGCTGGAGGTGCGACAAGCTACCAGCCGCTATTCGAGGTCAGCACTGGCGGATACTATCCGGGCATTCAGGTCTATGGCCAATCCTTTACCTACCTCGGGGCAAATTATGGAAATGTGTCCTACAACAATGCTTCCTTTACCGACCAGTTGAACTGGAGCACGCGATTGCAGAACGGTTCGCACGTCGCCTACCAGATGGCTCTGCCTGCCGCGCCGCAAAGCGCGGTGGCTAGCTCAGGCGGTGCAGTACCGCTAGGGGCGCACACCTACCAGTTCTCGGCAGTGGACGCAGACGGAAATGAAACGCTGGTCGGACCAGCAATCACAGGGACCGCGACTACCGGCAATCAAACCATCACTGTAACGGCCCCGGCAACCTTCCCTGCGGGCGCGGTAGGGTTAAACGGATACCGCGATGGCGGAATGATTAACCCGAGCAGTTGCAGCACGCCGCAAGTGACTGTGCCCGGCGGCACCGTGGTCGATAATCTCTCTTATAAGTGCAGCTCCAACACGCCCTACTCAAACCAAGCGGGGGCTTCGCTCGTTTCCTCGGGAGGGCTCTCCACATACAAACTCCATCTGGGAAGTGAAGCCCTCACGGCATCTCCTCGCGGCGAACAGAACATCTTCCTTCCCGGCGCGTTAACTTCGACGTGGACGGGCGCGACGTGGACGCCCGATAAGGGCGTGACAGTTACTCGGGTGCAGGTGCAGGCGAAAACGGCGCCCGCCGGGTGCACGACCAACGCGGTAGTACGTCTGACGGACGGCGCCTCACCCGTCAGCTTAAGCATCTCCGGTGCGGCCAATGATTCCGGCGTCATCGCGCAGAACTACGCGGCGGGGACGCCGTTGACGTTGAGCGTGCAGACGGCCGCGGCGGGTTGCACAACGTCACCCGCCGACGCGAATGTGACCATCCAGTATCGCATGCAGTAGGAGCGGTCCTCACGGAACGCGAACACCGAATTACCCCAGGGCTTCAGAATTCAAGAAAACAATGTGAGGAAAACATGAACACGCAGAACGATGTCGTGGCGTTGGTGAATATCTCCGCGCAAAAGTGGCCGCCGCGCCACCGCACCTATTTTGGCTCGCTGGAGATCCGCACGCCAGAGCCTGGCGAGGCGTTCGCGATCACGCCCATTCATGCCTGCAAAGGCATCATGGACCTGGGAGACAAGCGCACCATGGAATTTCCCATTAGCGCGCGGGAAATCGCCGATGATCTGGTCCGGGAGCTCAATGGCGATTCAGGCGAAGGAAGTTTTCACGGCGTGTTTGTGGCGGCAGGGCCCATGCCTACGGAAGAGGAGTTGACCGAGGCACATAGGAAGCTGGATGCGTTTCACAGGCGGCTGGTGGAGGCGGCGGACCTGGAGTGGGAGCGTTCGCACAATCCGATGTTCATCACGGACTTGGAGAGGCGGGCGGCCCGGGAATTGAAGCTGGATAAGCCGTGGTTGTATGACCCGAAACCCCAGGCGGAGTGCCCCGCCTGCGGAGAGAAGATCAAGGCCGGCGTGGCCGTGTGCCGCTCGTGCCGGGCGATTCTGAACCGGGAGAAGGCCGCGGAGTTTGGATTGGTGCTGAGAGAATCGGAACGCCCATTGGACTTGATGAAGCTGAGAGAAAAGGGAAGCGCGAAATAAAGCAGATATCAGCGATCAGATATCAGCGATCAGGAAGCGGTGGGTTGCTGGGGTGATGGTTGCAGAGTAAACCAGGTGGGGCGGGGGGACCAGCAGAGTCGCCGGCCCCAGTAGGCGGCCGTTACTCCAGGCTCCCTGTAGAAAGAACCTTTTTAGCAGCTCGACACGCCGTAAAAGCCGCAGCAAGACTACCGCACCCCAAAAGAAGAGCATATGTCGACGATAGGATCATTGGATGCAACGATTGAGATTTTCGGGGGGCTGGTTAGCGACATGTCTCCCGCGGATTTGCCGCACGGGGTGTCGCCGGATTGCCAGGACGTCTTCTTCAGCAACGGCGGCGTAACCACCCGGCCGGGATTGCAGACGCTCTTCGGGCCGCTGGCAGGAAATCCCACCGTCAATTACTTGAAGACGTTTGCGACGCTCAGCGGCGTAATGCGCACGCTGGCCATGGATGGCGGCGGGAATCTGTACAAGGAATCGGCCCCGGGAACGCTGACACAGTTTGCCAGCGGCCTGGCGGCGAACTCCTGCGCCAATTCCACGACGTTGTTCGGCAGGGAATATCTGGCCATCAGCGATGGCATGACGGGCAATGATCTGCCGCGGCAATACGACGACACGAATTTCGACCGCGTGAGCCAAGGCGGACCAGGCGGCGGGCCAACGGTAGTCGATGAAAACGTAATTGCGGGCATCGTGGCCAGCCCTAATGGCGCGACGCAGCCCGCTGCGGTGACGATCGTGGCGAGCCCGAGCGGGGCGACGCAAAACGGCTACCTGGTCACGATTACGACCAGCGCGGCGCACGGATTGTCCGCAGGGCAAAGCGTCACGGTGGCGGGTGTCGGCGTGGCGGGATACAACGGCACTTTTGCGGTGGTATCTGTGCCCACTTCGACGCAGTTTACGTACATTGCGGGCGCTGCGGGGCTGGCAAGTTCCGGGGGCGGCACGGCGGCTTCCGCGACGGCCACGATTCAAACGAGTACCTCACATGGCTTGTCCGTGGGACAACTTGTGACGCTCTCAGGCGTTGGCGTGGGCGGGTACAACGGCACGTTTGCGATTGCGAGTGTGCCGGACTCGACGCACTTCACCTATAACGCCACAACCGGCGGCCTCGCGGCTTCCGGCGGGGGCACAGCGGCCGCGGCCGGGAATATTGCCACCGGCGTGCATCAGGTGAGCGTGATCTTCAAAACGCGCCAGGGCTATTTGACGAAGCCGGGCCCGGCTACGAGCTGGACGGCAAGCGGCGGGAAGCGCGCCGTGGTGACCAATATCCCGACAGGGCCAGGCAATGTGGTGGCCCGTATCTTGTGCTTCACCGGGGCCGGTGGCGCCAGCTTTTTCTATGTGGGCGGAGGCGGCACGCTGTTCAGCGGGAACATGGTCATCAGCGACAACACCACGACGACGGTGGTGGTGGATTTTTCCGACGCGGTTCTGCTGGCCGGAACCAATGTGGACAACCTCTTTCGCCTGATTGAGCTGAGCGACTGCGCCGGCGTGATTGATTACGCGGAGCGCCTTTTCTGGTGGGGCGAACGCAACAAGATGGACAACTGGGTGAACCTGGGATTCGACGGCGGGTTCACGGGGCCGTCCCTGCCGCACTATCCGCTAGGCTGGACGCCCGACGGATCATTTGCGCCCGGCGCCACCGATGAAGAAAGTTTTGTGGTGTGGGGCGCGGCGTATTCGATCGTGGGGAACGGCACGACGGCCACGCGCGGATTGATGACCCAGGGCGCGGTGAAGGACGCGCTGGGGGCGCCGCTGATTCAGGCGAATACGAGTTACACCGTGCGGGCGCGGTGCGCGCGCAATGCCTCGCTGACGCAGGGGACATTGCACGTGCATCTCTACAGCGCCACCGGGGGAATCAACACGGTGGGGCTGCAACTGACCGCGGCGCAACTGACCACTGGCTACGTGGAATACAGCGCGGAACTGACGGCGCCGCTGACCGCGATTCCTGGCGATTTGGTGTTGCGCGTGTATGCGGACGGCACGCCCAACCAGAACGGACAGTTCTACATTGATGCGATTGAGATTTTCCCGGCTGCGCAGCCCGTGAATGCCTCGCTGGTGCGCGCAAGCCGCGTGGAAGATCCGGAGAGCTACGACGGCCTGGATGGCCTCTTGAGCGTGGCGGAGAACAACGGGCAAGCCATCCGGTCGGCGTTCAAGTTGCGCGAGCGGCTGTATTTTGTGAAGGAACATTCGCTGTACGTGACGCAGGACGATGGCACTAATGAGCCGGCGCTGTGGTCGATCGCGGAAGTATCGCGCGGCGTGGGCACGCCATCGGTGCGTGGCGTCGGCTTCGGTGAGGATTGGGTGGTGATTGCCCACCGCACGGGTTTGTACCTGTTTTCCGGCGGGGAGCCGGTGAAGATATCGCAGGAAATTCAGCCTACCTGGAACCAGATCAACTGGCAGTACGCGCAGACGCTCTGGGTGACGGTAGATACGGAACAGCGGCGCATCTTGATTGGTGCGCCTTTTGGCAGCGCCACGTCCCCCAATCGTGTGCTGATGCTCGATTATCATGATTTGGATTCGGCCAGCGACCTGGCCTCGCGCCCGCCGGTGAACATCACCTACACGGGAAGAAAAGCGGCCACGGATAGCGCGCGGAAATGGTCGCCGTGGTCCATCGGAGCCAATTGCTGCGCCCTGATTGAGCGCGCGGACGGCACGGCTCTCGCCGCCTTCGGGAGCGGGAATCCCGGCATAGGAGGCGGTGGAGCAACAGGGAAAATCTACCAACTGAGTGACACGCAGTACTCGGATGATGGCACGGCGATCCCGAGCTACTACACGACGCACTATTTTCCGGAGCGCGCAGTGGAAAGTTCGCTGGGACTCGGCGCGCACAGGAAGCTGTTCAGCTATCTAAGCATGTACGTGGAAGGGGCGGGGAACTTGGGCCTGACGAGCTATGTGGATTCCTCGAGCGTGGCGCAGGCGCAACAACCGCTGCCGCTGAGTTCTCCGGCACAGAAGGATTTGGAGTTGGCGATCAATGTTCTGGGGGAACGCGTGGCGTTTCAGGTGAGCACGAACCAGGCCGGAGCGTGGTTTAAGCTGCAGCGATTTATTCCGAGCGTGCGGGTGGATCCGTGGGCGCCAGTACGCGGCGTGAACTAGGCTATCGTCCCCGATGGCGGATACTGGGAGTTGAAGGCACATGCTGACGGTTGCACAACTGGCGCCGCTGAAAGACCGCGACCCGTATTTGTACGAGACGCTGACGAAAATTGTGTCGGCGGTGAATGCCACAAGCCAGAACGCGGGCGTGGACCCCGCGACGCCATCGCCCGCGCCTGCGCCCATCGCTTCGCTGAAGGTGCAGGCAGCAAATGGGTGGTTTGACTTGGCCATCACCGATCCGGGAGCGTCGCGGCCGGGCCTGTTTTATTTCGCGGAGTCGGATGTGACACCGGCGTTTTCCGCGCCACGCGTACATTTCCTCGGAGCGGCGCGAAACCTGTATCTCCAACTGGGGAACCAGACGCTGTATTGGCGGGCGTACTCGCAGTACATCGGCTCGCAGCCCTCGGCCCCGGTCAGTTTTGGCACGCCGCCGATCGCCGTGGCGGGCGGAGGGGCCAGCGGGCCTGCTCCGCTGCCCTCGACCGGCAGCGGCACCTTGCCGAACGGCATGCTGCGCGGCGGAAATGGGTTCGGGACGCCCACGGGCGCGCGGATCGTAAAGCAGACGATTTTGTAA